ATATACAATTCACCAACAGCTTCTTTGGGTAGGTCGTCGTTATCTGGAAGAGGTGCAAGTTTCTTTTTAGATTCGATATTAATTGAATTATCGCGGTTTAACGAAGGAATTGCAGCAGTAATCTTAATATTATCTACTGTAATTTCTGTTGTCTTAAGCTCTGTAGGTAGCGGTAAGTTGTTATTAAGTACAAAATCTAAATTAATAATTTCATCTTCTTTTTTATATGTTGATGAAAGTGAAAGCACTCTTAAACATACAGCTATATAACTACGATCAGATAAAAGTAAATCAGCAGGCTCTTGAATATTTTCACGTAAAATAGAATTTAAAAGAAGCGAAAACGAAACACCAGCAGTCGCTTTCTCTAAAGCGCTTTTTACCGCATCTTTTTGCTGCTTTGTATTTAGTCCTTTAAATTTTACCTTTCGGTTTAAAGAAGGAACAAAAATTTCAAAACTTTTAGATAAACTGTCAAGCGTATTTAACGCACTAGTAAACTTCTCCATAATGATATTTATTTAGCCCCATAGGGTTAGCAACCGCTTTGGATTGTTCTTCTTGCATTTTGGCAAGCTCTGCTTCATATATTTTGCAAAGTACAATATTCTCTGTCAGTGTATTATTGTCTATAGCCTCACATGTAAAAAACATTTTGCTCACTAATAGATACTGCATTTCATATATATTTTTTAAATTAGCTGAAAAAAGAGCTTTTAGAATCTCGAATAACGTTGTATTGTAGGGAGATATCTCAATTTTATCAGAGTCTTTTAAACCTACTTTTAAAACAAGGTCTTTAAACGCCTTTATATTATCTTTACTAAACTTATCAATACGGCTCGTTACTTCTGCAGGAAGCTGTTCAATAATTTTCTGCCTCTCTTCTGATGTAGCAGAAAAAATGTCAATTTCTTCGTCGCTAACAAACACTTTATCTATTGAGCTGTAATAAGCATCTAAAAGGTTTTCAAAGTAAAGTGCTTTGGGTAGAGTGATTTGTATTTTTAAAGTGTCAATAACATGCTCACTTATAAATTCTGTTTTAAAATCGAGGCATTTATTTAAAAAAGGCACTAAAGGTATTTTAGTTACCGATGTACTTTCTTTTAATTCTATTTCTGGTGATACAAATATACAGCGAAGTAAATAAAGCATACAAAATTTGTCAAAGTTTGTAACTTTATCATAATATTCTTTTTCTATTAAACATTCTTTTACGATTTCTTCAAAGCATTCAGAAATATGAAAGTTGTTGTTGTTTAACAAGAATTTATTTAGTACACGATACTGCTTAAATGTGAGTTCCTTGACTCTTAAGTCTTTATCTAATGTTGGGGAATGAAAATTTAAATAAAATGACATTATAAAAATCCGTACGGATTGATATAGCCAAGTCCGTTTTGAAAACTCGTGACTCGGGGTATCGATCCGTTAGATATTCTATTAACCAAATCACCAATAGGCAAGTAAAGATTGTTTTCTACTGCGTAATTCGAATATGTCCACCGTGTAGTGTATGTAGGCAATTTATCCTCTGCATAATCCATTGATTGCTCAGAAATTTGATAAGGAGTGCAGTTATAGAATGTATAAACTTTTCTAGGTACCATCGATATACCTTGATACGTTTTAGTATATTGCAGTAAAGTCATATTAACTTTCATATTTTTAAGATCTTTTTGACCAGGGCGATCTCCCGGTCGTGCTGCCATACCAAAATGTGCTCCTAAGATTACCCAAGGTCTAATTACAAAGTCAACAAAAGAAGTATTAGTTTCGCGAAAATCGACAACTAATGTATTATAATCGGGATTTCTTGGACCGCCTAAAATACCTGGTAAAAAGCCTGCATTGTTATTTACTGAAGCAGATCCCGGGGTATATTCTTCTGCAGGGACTGTAACTTCATGTGCGAATAAACAGCCTATTACTTTTTGCAAAGTGTAGCTTTTAAGTATATTAACGGCAGTACTGATGTCGTACCCCTTTTTACCACCGTCAGTTCTTTCTAGTCCTTGAATTATACTTGTACGCAATGCCGGAGGATATCTATCTATAACAACAATCCATTGTGTGGTATTAGGAATCGCTGTAAACCATGATTCCATTTGTGTAAGAAAATAATCTCTTACGCTAATAATAGGAACACCGGGTATATTAAACCCAAAAAGATTAGTGACTTGAGGGGCGAATAACGGGTTTGTACCGGTTACAAGGCCTTGAAAATTATTACCTAGACCATTGAGCGCGTCTGTTAATGGATTGTCCACCTAATTATTTAGGACAAATTTACCAATTACGAGGTTTTTCTCCAGTAATGATAGGAGAGAGTAGCAGTAAATTCAACAGTATTTCCAACACCTTCAGCAATTAGATAATTTAAAGGACCGACATTGCGTACAGAAACACCAACAAGTTGATACTGTGCGGTCTTGTTCATTTGGTTATCAAGCTGTACAAGATCCATTACAGCGGTCTGCTTCGGGGCGAAATAATTACCAGTTGAGTTTGAATCATTAAAGATATCTGATGACCACTGTTCAAACTTTTGACGAATCTGTGAATTAGCATCAGTATAGAATGTTAATTCATAAGCTTCACTGTTAGGATACGTAACATTACCAGGTAGGTTAAAATTTAATCCCATATACGGCACAGCAACATTGGTAATTGAACGAGCAGGTAAGGAAGCCGTCTTAACATAGATAAGATCGTTATTATCAAATGTTACTGTGCTCGCTCCACCGGTATTAATATTCAATACACGGAAGTTAAAATCACGTGCGAACTCACGTGTAGTTGCTGCTGTGTAAAAGTCTGTAATGAGTTGATTAACGTCTGCCATAAAATTATTTATCTATTACGATACAATCTCCTGGAAGTTTGTACCAGTTCTTGTCGCATAGAAATTACAGAGGATGTATTCTGCTGATCTTACAGGTTTAATATAGATATCTACAACAATTGTATTGTCGTCGATTACAGAAGGTGGATTATTGCGCTCATCGCAAATGAGAAGATAATCGTATATCCCTTGCGTATTCTTAGCATTATCAAATATCGGTGTTAAGCTATTTAGAACCTGTGTTCTTGTAAAGAGTGTATTAGGCTCAAATACGAAATATTTTACGGTATCTCTTGTTGCTGTCTCGAGATTTAAGAACAGACGGCGAACGTTAATACGGTCAAACGCACTTGGCTTCTTCTGTAGAGTCTTTTGACCGAAGATTACAAACCCTTCTGATGGAAAGAACGTTACCGGGTTTAAATTAATCTTATAGAGGTTATCGCGTTGCTTCTGTTTCGGATAAATTGCAATATCAACAAGACCTGTTATCACACCGCGTGTAAAGCCGGCTGGTGCATACCAAGGTTGGAATGAAGAATCTGTATTTGCCATTGCGCCTGCAGCAAATCCCGAGAAAGGAACCCATACTTGCTGATTTGAAGCAATATCAGCTACTTTGCCGCAGTTTGCAAACGTACAAGCATAACTAGTATCAATACCGGCAAACTGATTCTTTAACGGCCAGTATACATTATCTGAGAATGTGTTTGTTGGTATATCTAAAACTTTAATATTCGCACCTTGTACAAATATGTTTGTAAAAGGATCGGCGAGAAAGATATGATCTTTGCGTGTTTGCGCGAGATTTAAAAACGCGTTAGCAACTGCAGCGTATTGTGCAGCTGGTGTTGATACGCTTGAAGAATTCTGAATAGAAAGTGCTTCAACAGCTGCGTCATACGGAACTGTATCATCAAAGTAACCATATGTTGCAAGATTGAATGAATTAATATAGATTGTACCGAGACCAGCTTCACAGGTAATATTAATCGGATAGAGATCTACGTTATTAAGCTTTTCTGCAGCGCGATTAACTTTACCTGGAACATTGCCAATAATTTTTGTAGCGAGATCTTGGTTGTCATATACACCAATGGGGAAGAGTGAAGCGGTAGATCCAAGATCAAAAAGAGCGGATGAAACATCGAACTGCGGTGCACCAACACGAGCAGTGTATTCAGCATCAGATTCGCCAGCGAGTGGGGTTGCAAGCGCTTGTGTTAAGAAACGAACTTTCTTTGTCGGTACACCGGAAAGATTAAGCCATGTTGTCTTATTCTTGTTTGAAATATTAGGATTAATTATGGTTGTAATATTAAGCGATGGACGGTCAACAATTTCCATAAAAAAGCTAATAGCGGGGCCACCGTTTATACTGTTAATTTGCCTATTAGCATCAAATGAAGCTGTATAACCATCTTGTAAGAGGTAATCGAGAGCGATTGTATCAGGCGAAAAGACCGACTGGCGAAGTTTAAAAACACCGATTGTGGCAGTATCATCAAATTGATTAGATGAAATATCAAATGTAGGTATATTTTCAAGTACTTCAGAAACACTTCCCTGTAGCCCTGTTGCATCAGCTGAAAGTGTAAAATTTAATCTTACATCAGGAATTCTTACATAATCAGTTCCAAAAATTGATGTTGAATTATTGTTGATTGAATAAACACTGTTAACATCATTAAATGGTGTTGCAGGGTTGAGATTTGTATTATCAATAATTCCAATATATGTACCTTCGAACTTGCTGTTTATTGTTGATTGTGCTTTGTTAAGAACAATTAAACCAGCAGCGCTTAATGAAGCAACATTATCAAAGGTCGTTGTGCCGTATGTATCATCGGCCCAAGTAAATCCATCGCCCTTCAATATTGAAAGATATTCAGTCTGTGAAAGTTGAATGTGTGTCGGTTCACCAAAGAAATATGTACTATCGTCACCGGTTAGATCTGTAGTTAGTGCACCATGGCTATAAGCTTGTACAGGATATACTAATGCACTATATTCATTACTTGTATCAACGCCGAGACCTTCACCATAAGGTAGTCTATAAACTATTACGCTAGCAGAAGATTGTAGAGCTGCTTTGACAGAATGGTAAAAATATCTCTCCGCTCCATTAGTAGGTATACCAAAAATTTGTTCAAATTCAGAAAGCGATGTTACTGTGATAGGTTCAGAAGAAGGTCCTTTAGAAGCGAATCCAGGTATAAATACTGTGGTTGCTGGGGTTCCTGTACCTCTCAAGGATAAATCTACTTCATTAATCTCGACTCCGGGGCTTTGAATTGTACGTGCCATATAAAGTATTTATGTTTTTTCGGATAAAACTTTTTGGTTTTTTTGTTTTTTTATAGTATATCTACATCTTCAACTAATGAGATTACTAATTGTGAATAGGAAAATGTTACAAAAGATTCAACTTCACCGGAATCACGGTGATTAAAGTTAACACCGCCAAGGGTTGTAGGAAATGCATTTAAGTACTTAAACTCTACTGTTCTTTTGTCGTATTCATCTAGAGCAAATATAGAAAGGTTAGCAGCATATACAAAATTAGCGCTATTATTACTACCTGGAGGGGGCACTAAATTGTCGGCATTAAAGATGTTTAGTTTAACGTCGTTTAAAATATTTAACCATTTATATATGACCCAGTAATTATTAAATCTGTTGTCAACATCAAAATTTACAGTTATAGGTGGATACGGTTTTCTTGATTGGCTTGAAGCGGCTAATGTT